AAAGACCCGGACCTGTTCCAGCATTACTTTGTACTGTACCTAAAACACTATGAACATGTGCAGGACTAGTATGACTATGAGCAGGTTGACTAGCAGTATGACTATGTGCATCTTGTATAGTACTATGACTATGAGCAGGGAGTTCTTCGACAGTTAATAAATGAGTTTCCTCACCTCCTATACTTCCTAATAATCTGTCAGTTAATGGAGGTAACCCAAATTGTAAGTTAACTGGCACATATATATGTAAACCTACTTTTGCATCAATAGGAGGTCCAGAATCAGTAGGAGAACCCGATGTATAAACCGAACCTAGAATTGTAGCATCAGTAGTAGTTGTTGGTATAGAATCGTCATCGTACCAAAGATCACCACTACTAGCAGCCTCGTAAGATAATAAATAATAAATACTTCCTGCTGTTAAAGTGACTGGACTAGCTAAGGCTACATAAGCAAAGCTTCCAGTTGGTCTGCCAGTAGTATCTATTGATACTTGTCCAACTATATTTGGAGTAGAAGGATCTTGACGAAGTTGTAATGTATGAATTGCACTGTTAGTCCGTTCTGGCGAAACATAACGTCCTAATGTACTAACAATTAAATCCTCAGATCCAACCTGAAATTTAATTCCAACCCAACCACTAAAATCATCTCGAATTAGGCCAGTTGTAAATGATGTTACAAAATCTGATAGCTCACCAGTTCCTTGTTTTCCTTGTCCAGATCCCATCGGAATCCTACCACGTATATCTGGTAAGTTAAATGTGGTACTATCATCTCCTATTCCATAGATAGTTCCTATAGCTTCAAACAATAAATCATAGGTAGTTCTATTGACTTCACTACCATCACAAGCTAACCAACCTTGTGGAATAGTAGCACTACCATTAAGAACTATAGAACCTATCGAAACATTTAATCCACTAACACTACCATTTCCACCATCTGTAGGAGGTGGAGCAACTACCTCTGTCCAGGCTGCATCTTGCCTAGCATATTGTCTACCATCGATAGGTGCTTCTTCAATACCGGATGGAGGAATATCAGGAATGATAACTTCTGCCCATGCTGCATTCTTCCTAGCATATTGCTTGTCATCTATAGGTGCTTCTGGAAATGGAGTAGCTATTGCTAATACTTCAGTAGCCAGATCTCGACAATTGTTAGTGCCATCTACAAAATCTGTAGTCTCACCACTAACCATTCTCATCAAACCATCTGTCGTACTATCAGCTAATGGTATATTAAGTTCATCAAGAGGTATAGCAGAATAGATAGCTCGAATAATATAGTTAAGAGCTAGATAAGGCTGCATATTATTATGCGCCCCATTCCCACCAAACATACTAGCAACTATACCTGTTCCACTAGCATTACTAGAAGTTCCTACTCCACTAGGATTATCATAGGTTCCAGTATAGGCTCCATATACTCCCATTCCTGTTCCTACCCAATTTGCAACTACTCCTGTATATGCTCCATATACACCAACACCTATTCCAACATGAGAAGTATTAGCAGCTTGTTCACCAACTAACACACCTCCACCCATCGGCATCAATTGATAACCTGATATACCAAAAGTAGGATCACTTTCAACATGTGAATGACCCGGATCTGATAAACTATGTGCATGGGTAGGATCATAGGTAGGATGTTGATGGGAAGGATCTGATAAACTATGTGCATGGGTAGGATCTGCATGAGTATGAGCATGGGTAGGATCAACATGAGAATGTATATGGGTAGGATCACTAATACTATGATTATGTGCTGGAATTTCAGCAGCTATTAATGTATGAGTTTTTTCTCCACCTATCGATGCTAACGTATACTCTGTATCAATTCCTATAATAACCTTACCTCTAAGATCTGGAAGGTTAAATGTAGTTCCACTACCACTGCCAGCACCAAATCTAGTACTTACTATCTCATATAGTTCTGGATAGGCTGCTTTTTCTACTTCTGCTCCATCACAAGTTAACCAACCTGTAGGTACATTTGGACTAGGCCAAGCAAGTATAGTTCCTACATAACATCCATCATAGCCTTGTCCAGTATTTCCTTTAATCCCTTGTATACCCTGTTCTCCACCAGGAGTTATTAAACTACCAGTTCTAACTACAGTTCCAGGAATTGCTAATTTGTTAGCCATAACTAACTAACTACTAGGAGGATTTAATAATGTTAACACATTTCCTATCTTCTCTACTACTTTTAAGGCTCCAGCTTGTCCCTCTCCAGCAGCACCATCTATATATAGAAACTCTCCAACTGCTACCCATCTAATCTCTTCACAATCTACCTCTACTGTCTCACCAACTGCTGGAACTACAAAATCTTGAACACAGAATGTATAAGCAGGTATTCCATCTATACCTTGTGTTCCTTCTTCTCCCTTATCTCCACGAGGAATATAGAAATCAAATATAGCATCTGTAGTATCTCCTACATTAACTACATCAGCATCTGTTCCAGGTTCAGTAGTAGTGGTAGTTCCTACTTGTATAGTAGCTGATTTTCCAGGTGGACCTTCCTTTCCTTCTGTTCCAGATAATGTTCCCCTAAACTCTATTTCTTGTATAGGACTAACAAACGGCATCGGCTGAATAATACCTTCCGCAGTTGGATACATCGAAGGTAATTCATTTTTACTAGTGATAATTATAGTAACATCTGGTTTCAGCCAACCATTAATATTATCCTCTATATATTCTATATTCTGAAAATAACATCTAGGTTCATAGGCAGTTATCTTTAAACTTACCTCTTGTGACAACATTAACTCAGCTATTGGAATGGGTTTATCTACCATTATAAAGTCCATTCCGAATTCTCGATCTAGCACGACTGAACGGATAGGAGTTAATACTATAAACTTAACATTCTGATATACTTCTTTTTCTCCGGTTGCTCCAAAATCTATCCAATCAAATGAATACTTAGTAATAGGAATTTCTAATCCCTTATTCTCTATATCTATAGTAGTAGTACCTACTATTTCTACTGCTAATGGATTTAGAACTGCTGGAAGTGTTGCACTCATGGACAAGAAATCATAACGTTATGATACTATTAATCTATATTCCTTTAAACTAACATCTGCTGCTGCTCCAAATAAGGTTCCGCTTCGAGTAAAGAACTTATGCTCTTCTCCTACATTAGTCACTACCCATAAATTAAACCCCATAGTGATAGGTCTATTACCTACTAACAATGGTGCTACCCTTCCCATCTTGCAATACATTCGTAGAAGCATAAGACTAGCAAAAGGATCTGCATTCCATTCCATATTAAAATTCATCTTAAATGAAACTTCTGATAGTCCTGGTCCACAGAATTCTAATATAGGCATCTCCATGTGCACAGCATGTTGAGCAAATCTATTAGTATTAGTAACATGCAATTCATCAAATGTATGTACTCGTCTTCGACTACATTCAAATACTAACATTCCAAAGCATCCGACTAGTGCCATACTATCCTATCTATGCATCATGTCTACCTATACTATCTGTATGCACTCCGGTTGTATGCATATCTCCACCATTATCAATATTCCCACTAACATTTAGATCGCCATTAACCTTAACTGGTCCAGTAAGAGTTATGGTACTTGCTGTAATATTAACTGTTCCTGCTACAATGTTAACTGGTCCGCCAGTATTAACTACAATTGTCATTGTCTTAATACCAGATCTTCCAACATTCTGACCAGCAGTTACATGTAAAGTACTATCTCTAGGTCTATATTCGACTATTGTTCCATCTCCAAATGTAACATGCTTATGTGCAGCATCTTCCAATTTAGTTATAGGAGGACGATTGCCAGTATTATAAAAACTTCCATCGACAAATCCTTCTCCACCTTCGGAGTTAGGAAGCATAGTAATAGCTACATCATCTCCTATATTAGGGCACCAAAAGGACTGATTAGATCTACTACCAAATTGTTTAACAGGTAATGGTCTACTAATTAATCCATCCTTGTCTAACTGTTGAACTCTAACAAACACTCCAGTATCATTTATTATTTGTTCTATTACCTTCCCATTTCGAAACATGTTTCTAACTTGAGCATCTCTACCTGTATTATCCCTAGGAAATATACTATCACTAGTGAAGTCCATATCTTCTATCAGTATCCTTTTAATGCTCCTCTAAATTTTAGGGAAGTTATATAACCTCCTCCACCTATACTATGTTGACTACTCTCTATAAACCACTTCTTATCAAATATTCCATATCCTATTGTTGCACAGGTTAATCCTGACAAATATTCTATATTACCAAATACAGTAAAACTACATTGATGTTCTTTCTTATTCTTCTCTCGAAGTTTAGCTTTACATTTACCTTTTCCTTTTTCTTTACCTCCTTTTCCTTTCCCACTATTAGCTGCTGGATCATCATTAAAATTATCTACATCATGAAGTTCTAATGTACTTGGACTTTTTCCACTTGTTCCTATTCCATCTGGATCATAACCTATACCTTCATTACTAACATGTTTTGCATAGGTTCCTTCTGGAATAGTTATATCTCCTTTATCAACTGCTGCTTGATCTTCCTTATCTGGAAACTCTGTCTTTGTTACCTTTCCTGTTTCTGGATTAACAAAACTATTCTTAGCACTCTTATAGGTATCATCTGTTTTCGAATTAAACTCATATGTTAGTATTTGTTTTGATCCATATACTAACTGAAAAGCGGGAGGTCTAGCTTCATACTCTTGCTCTGAATAAATGATTAACTGTTTCTTATGAATTTTAAGTGATAGTTCTGCTTCCTTACAACGCTCTCGCAAGTACTCTATATCTGATTTATCATTCTGTTCTGTCCGTTTAACTTTCGGATTCTTCCCTGTATCATAAAATAATGTTAGTCCGTTCTCTGTTGCTATCTGTCCTGCTATTGTCTTTAAATCACTATTCTCCCATGATCGATGTTTGTTAGTTGATTTCGCTCCATTCGGAGGAATGCTACCAGCCTTGATTGAGACAATATTAGGTGGACCTTTTAATCCTACATGATTAATCCAAAAGGTTCCACATTCTAATACTCTATTATCAAATGGTCTTAACCAATGAAACAAGCTAATAGTAGCTTGACATTCCATACCTTTCTTTGGCATCTTTTGCTGCATCCAAGTTCTATCAGGATCAGCTATCTCTACACATAAATCATCTGCTTTATCGCTAGTATTATCTGTATATTTAAAACTAATATCTAAGGTAGACAATCCAGATAGTACATCTTGTCCTCCTACTATTAACGAGGTTTCTGCTCGTCTAGCAGACAATATAGGCATTATTAATCCTAACGCCACGGCAGCAACTCCTTCAGATTAGGTATTTTAACAGGATGTTTAAGATCATTATTAAGTTGAACTACTGGTGGAACTATTAACAATACATCAGCTAAAAAGAATCCTACCTCTCTATATTCATAGTTAGCATCTTGCATAAAATGCATAGCATGTTCATCACCATAACATGCTAATGCTATCAAATCCCATATATCTCCTTGCTCTGTTCTATACTCTCTAACTTTTGCCTTCAATGTTATCATAACGTTATGATATCATCCACTATACATAGGATAACCTCTGTTCTTCATCTTTAGCCTTTCTAAGCTGCTCTAGAAGTTGTCTAACAGGATCTTGCAAAGCAGCTTCTATCTCTCTACCTATAGCACCTTCCTGTCCAACAGGTACATTACTAATAGTAATAGGAACAGACATACTAAGACTAATAGGTCCACCACCACCACCTAACCCTCCTCGCATACCTAACAAATTAGCAGCCTGACTTAACAATCCTCTACTTCTACCTTCTCCTCCTCCTTGTAATGGTACTACCATTTCGGCTCCACGTTCTGCTAGATTATACATTCCCCTAGCAGCTACTATACCTCCTGCTTGCATACCTGGAGCGGGTCTAGGTGCTAATGCTGCTGACACTCCTCCTTGTGTCGCATCAATAGCTGCC